CATTCTGAAGGTCCCCGGCTGTGTGGAATGTCCAGTCACCAAGCGTGAACCGGAGCACGACAGACTGGTTGTTGACGAAGTGATGATTGTCATGCTCCTTGAGTTTATCCGTGGGGACCTGATAGATGCACTGACACTTGATGCTCCCGATCTGGAAAGCGCTTCCGGCCTTGAGCGTCGTGCTCGGAGCCTTCTTTGCCTGTGACCGGATGGCAGACGCATAACTCTTCTGGTACTTGTCGAGACCTGCTGTATCGGGCGCGTAGATGTGTCCCACCGGAATCTTCGACATGATGTTATTCAGCCCGCCGTAATGATCCCCATGGGCGTGAGAGATCACTACAGCATCAATGCGCTTTACTCCCGCCTTCTGCAGTTTGCTGATAACCACGGATGCTGCAGTAGCCTTTGCGGTGTCGATCAGCACGCAGTGAGCGACCGTTTCATTATCTGCAGCATATTCCAGGATAGCCGTGCAGTCACCAAACTGACCCTCATCTTTCTCAAAAAACCACACCGGCCACACGCGGATCCTCGGCGAGTCTGCTTTCTCTGGCGCTTTATATCCGAGTTTATCATTTACAGCCTTCTGCACTGCGTCTGCATCATATCCGAGTGCCTTCAGCGCGTTCTCTCTGGTCGCATTCTTTCCGAAGTCGTCAGCAAGCACCCAATCCACGGCCTTGTCAGTCGGCTGTTTAGGTGTGCGCAGATATGCGGAGATGGAAGACGCGAGGATAAAGCCGTACTTCCCGCCGACTTTGCAGTATGCCCAACGCTTGGCGGTTGTGATGTAGTCATATACCTCGATTCTGCTCAGAGGCTGGACCGGAGAGAATGAACACGGTTTTGCAGACTCGTCCGGCTGTAATCTTGCTGTCACCTTCTGGTTATTCTTGAGCAGTCCCCACTTGATGCAGGTAGTCTTATTTGGTGTGCCGGTCTTGCTGATCTCGTAGGTTTTTGCCACAGTTTTCACCTCTTCTTTCTTTGCAGGTACAGGAACAGAATCATTGAATTTAGGCGTGATGAATCCGCGGATATATCTGCCGTCTATGCTCATGGTCCTCCGGCCAACAGCCTCGTTTTTATTGCCTTCCATGACAACAAATGTCCCCTTGCTTTTATCGACAGCAATGACGATACCGATGTGGTCCGGAGTGCCGACATTATCACCCTTGCCGGAATCTTCCCAGTCATAGAGGACCGCGTCCGCGGGATCCGGAACATATCCATCATTCTCCTGCCAGATACCCATAGATTTAGCCAGGGTAATCATCCTGGGACAGGAGCACTCGACAGGAAACAGGTACCCGATACCGCAGGCAATATAGGCATTGCTCGCACATGTAGCGCACCACTCGTCCGAGTACTTGACTGCATAGTTTGCACATCCGGCTTTTACCGCTGTCTGGAGATAGGCGTTGTATCCGTCAATGATTGCCTTGAATTTTCCGTTTTTCTCGTCATATCCTTCCCAGGCCAGCATCTGATTGATGATTGCATTCCGGCCCACTACAGGAGCTGCGGAGGCTGTGGCAGGCTCGACTGATGCCTCTGCAAAGTCTCCATACCACTCGCTCACGTCTACATCTCCGGTAATGCCTGGGATCCTTGCCTTGCTCGTATACTGCCAGCCATGGCAATCCAAAGCAGGCTTGTAATTGTATTCCGGCTTTCCGGAGTTAGAGCCATACGCGCAGATCCACCGCGGGCAGTTGATACCATCAAGGACATCTGTGAAGACCCATTCCCACGAGTACACTCCGCCAGTGGGGAAGGCTTTAAGGAAAGCCTCGACCGCTCTCCTCCAGAACGCCTTTGCAGGACGATATTCCAGATCGAACCACACACGCACATCTTTGCCGCTGATCAGGCGCTTAATGTGGGCGATCTCGCTCTGGATGTGTTTGTCAGTATCCGCATAGGAATACAGATAGACTTCATGCGGAATACCCAGGCGTTCACATTCGTCCAGATTGTATTTGATATAGTCATCGTCCTGGGAGACATCATCATCTCCATAGCCGATTCGGATGATCACGCCGTCTACAGCTCCGCTTGCTTTGACCGCCTGCCAGTCAATCCTTTTCTGATGTTCGGAAACGTCAATAATTTTCTTCATGTGTTTGTCTCCATATACAGAAAAAGTTGAGAGCCTTTTGAGCCCTCAGCCTGTGCATTATTAATTATTTAGTTGGGTTCTTCGTACCCCTGCGCCCGCTCCGAGTCGGATACTCCCTTTGTGGTAGGGTCTACGACTACGCCGAGGATTACCAACACCGAGAAAAGCGCCTCAACGATGGTAGTCAGCTGTGCGCCGATGGCTTCCGTCTCGATCTGGTAGCCAAACAGAGCCGCCACCGCCCTGATCAGCGTCAGGACTGCAGGAATGAAGGCAAGCCAGAACAGCTTATTTTTAATCCTTACTCTCCAGTTAATCTTCATGATTCACCTTCCTTTTAAGTTCTGAGATGGCATTAAAAGCCGTTTTCATATCTCGCTCAAGGACAACGACTCGGGTGTCCATGTTCTTCAGGTCTGTATTCAACGACTTGATGTCGGCTCTGGTCTCTGTGGTGGTACTGCATACTGTGTCCAACTTAATATTGGCTTTGAGCAGTGATTTCTCGATACTGTCAAATTTTTCCGTATCCTCTCTGATTTCTGTGGTTTTATCCTTCCCTGCCGTATGTGCAAGAGACAGGATTGCCACCACCAGAGAGCCAAGGCTGATTATCCATGAGATGTACTGCATGATATGTCCTTTCTGTAAATAAATAGAGCTCACAGCCGTTCAGCTGTAAGCCCTTATATTTGCTTTACACCCATGCTGTTCCGTTCCATGTCAGCATTTTGTTTAAGGTTGTATCAAAATACTGGCTCAAATAAACGGGGTCAGTTGGCCTTTCTGCTGTTGTTCCAGATAATGGGGCAGTAAGGTCTCTGGTTTTAAATTTTTTGGCATGTCCTATTGTATCCCATAAGTTTACAGGCTCGTGAGTCCACCCCGCATTTACACGTAACGCCGCATACGTCAAAGTACCACAAAATTCAGAATCATCATCTGCTGATAATGGTGTTCTTGAATACCAAGGATTGCTATTGTACCAGCTGTCTGATGCACCTTTTGAACACTCTAAATTAAATCCATGTATTTCCACTGGATTTTTAAAACCTCTTCCAAAGTATAATCCACAAATTGTATTTGCTTCTGCCGCACAATTTATTAAAGTTAAAGGATGCATTCCTGTGTTATTTCTCGGATGTGGAACATCGTCAATAGTACCAAATAAAAATCCGTATCCACTATTCTGCCCCAAGCAATCAATCATAATAAGATGTTCTCCGGATAATTGATAACAAGTTCCCCACCCAACAAGTTTGTTGTGCGTTAAATAGAAATTATATCCTATATTTCCCTGACCGCAACATCTTATACCTATACATTTTGGATTAATTAAATCAGGCCGAGTGTCATCAAAAGTGCTATACATAAAGCAATGGTCAACGTGCATATCAGCACAATACGAACCATCAAATCCTATTAAGGGCTTTGTATAATTTGGTATTTTGACTGTTAAATCTTCAAGACCAATGACTTTATATGGAAATTCGTAATCACGACTGCTTCCTATAACATAAGATTCTTGATTTGACGGCAAGTTGTCAAATGCTGTCTGTGTAACTTCAATTACAGCGGCATTATCCGTCATTTGTTGAGTTCCATAACCATATCTATGATTATGATTGCACCCTCGCAAAATAATTTCTCTTCTGATCTTTGGAAAGTAAAGTCCATAATAATAACCGTCATACACAACAAATTCGTTAATATAATAATGACCGTTTGCGAACTGGATAATTCCGCCCTTTTCATAATTATTTATTAGTTCTTGAATAATTGCTCTATCATTTACTCCATCACATACATAGTCGGCTCTATATTTATCAATCGGTAATGAATCGCTTGCGGCTACTGTGATTATACCGACTTGTGATTTTGTTGCTAATGCTCTTCCAGAAAAATCATATAACATCGTATACATCACCACCCTCATAACCAATCATATTACTCGCACTACCCATTTCACTTTGTGTAAATTCGGTATTATCATCTTTTTTGAGAACATAAACCACAAACATACTATTAGTGAATATTTCATGTCTTTTCACGTATCCTGGGTAACCATCTGCTTTAAGGTCTGGTTGGTCAGCAACTTTTTGTAAACCCCTATAATCAACATCATATGCTGTAAATGAGTAGCCATCTTTTGCAACAATAGTTCCCTTTGAAATCGGTAATATCTTTGTTCTGCATCTTGTGGTGATATTATTTTTTGTAGGATACATATATCTAACATTATCAGCATCATCATAAACCGATGGGCCTCGCCCACCAATTTCTATATTAGACAGCATTTGTTCAACCGAAGGAACTGTACCTTCGATTGTATATACTGTACCGTACATGTGAGTAAACTCATATGGTGTAAACACCTCGTCATTTTCTTTTTTAAATTTGAGTTGTACCCATTTTATTGAGCTGTCGTTATTTTGATACGTTGTAGTCCAAGGGGCACTGGGATTTGAAACAATCCCAAAACCTCCATCTACCGTATTTGAACTACTCCAGTTACTACCATTCCATGCCTTACCATAAAATTCAATATCACCTTTTATCTCATATACGGTTATATAGTATCCTGGCATAGAATTAATACGATAACCATTATACGGCAATGGGCCGTTTACAGAGAATCTTGATAAGTTTTGAACTTCTTTTCGTAATATATTATACGTTGTACTACCAACTTTTGCGTCATATGGGGTTATATTAAACGGTATATATTGTATTGACTCAATAACATTTTGTGAATCTATTGGTGCATCATCATTGAATAATTTGGCTATATTTGATGTTATATATGAATATGATGGGTCTTTTAAGGAAAGTTTTCCTAAAAGAGAAGCAAGTATAATCCCAACTCCGGAATTTAAAATTGGATTTACTGCGGTAGTGCCGTCTTCAAGATTCGCAATCCTGCTTTCGAGATTGTTACCAATTTTATAAACACGTCCAGTTCCGTCCACTGTTTTGTTATTAGCAACAAGTTTTGCAGTATTGGTTGGAGCTGTTAATTCCAGCTCATTAACCTGTATATTTGCATCTGCTACAGAAAGAACATGATTATTACTGTCTAAAAAGCCCCATGCTCTCGACTGATTTCCGCCGCTTGCTGTAACGACAAATTTATCATCTGCCACGCAATCAATAACAACGCTATCAATTCCGATATTTGGAATAGGCGTGAGGTTAACCGGGTCTGTATTTAATGCAATTAAACATTTTCTGTTCCATCTAAATACCCCTATTTCATCCTCTAATCCAGCGATTGCATCGCCTGTTGCCTTTGCATCCGCAGGCTGTCCGGACTGTGTCAAGGTAGAATCAGTCACAAGCGTCTGAGCCGCTGCTTCTGCCCGATCGGCCGCGGCCTCGGCCTCTTCCGCAGCCTGTGTGGCTGTATCAGCGCTTTCTATGATCGCGTTCAGCTCTTTGAGTACGGATTCGTCGGTGATGGTGTCGGCGTCCAGGGCGGCCCTCTCGCAGAGCAGGATAAAGTTCTTGCTGCTTATCTCCTTGTTATTTTTTAACAGGGTGATCTCAAATACATTCTGGCCTGCAGCCGCAGTCATCTGCTGGTTACCCGTAACCGTCACAGTCTTTGCGGATATGTTGATCGCCGCGTCAGCACTGTATCCAGTACCGCTTGACTTTGTACCGCGTACCATGGCAGTCGTACCGCTCTCAATGGTAAAGTCGCCGACCGTGGAAAAGAGGGTGAAAACTATCGTGAAATCACTGTCATACTGGCTGACGTGGATCACGGGAGGGATACCTCCGGGTGACATGTTAAGTGGTTGCGTTAATGTTCTCATGTGAGCATCTCCTCCAGTCTGGCGAGTCTTGCCTCAAGGTCTTTTATCTTTTTATCCTGTTCCTGAATAAGGGCTAACATGCCGGGGATAATTCTGCGCTCGTCCCAAGATTCTATCCTGCCGTTTCTGTGAACAGCCGCATTCGGATAAATCCTCTCTACATCTTCCGCGATAATACCCGGCACAACTTCACCGGGCATATCTTCATATTCGTGGTCTTTGTCAAAGACAAACTGTACTACGGGCAGACTAAGCAGGTTGTGAGGGTCAAGCCTTTTGTCCTCTATCGGCTTTATATCGTGCTTATATCTTTTTGCGGACGACTGCTCATAAGCGATTTTATGTCCCGTATCTGCAAGATAACTGTCTCTTGGTATAAAAGCACTATTTCCAGTTATGTAAATTGTACCATTTGATGTGCCTTGTACACTGGCCGTGTTATTAGTAAATAAACCAAATGTACCATCCTCAAGGTCAAGATAAGAACTATAGTGGATAAGTCCACTACTTGCTGATGGATATGCGCCAATCCAACAACCAGATTTTGTGGAAATGACACTTACATCATCTGGCGACTCTGTAGGTATAAATGTTATTGCATACTGTTCTTCGCCTTCGTTGAACATCCTAAATGTCTTTGCAGTAGTGGCATCCAACACAACTGTTCCTGTCGGGTTCTTTAACTTACTACATGCAATTTCATTATTATCAAGGTCAACATAAACATTGCCATTTTTAGATGTCAGTTTTCCACCGGAATTTGCAATCAGTCCGTCTTTGCTCCATGAGCCGATGAGATTGCCTGACGCATCATAGACCTGCATTATGCCGTCTACGTTGTCCAGTCCGCCGAGCCGGAGGGAAGTACCCGAGATACTGCCTTTGTGGACTGTCAGTCCGTCTTTGTTCCACTGGCCTACAAGGACATTGTTTCCGTCAAAAACTTGAATGACACCATTGCCGTTGTCAGTGCCGCCAAGGCTCAATGTGCCGCCCTGAATAAAGTTTGCGAGCAAGTGCCCGGTGGCAATAAAATCAGCGGAAAACTGTCCGTCTATGGTCCATGCGGAGACAAACTTGGTAGGATCATAACCGTCATTGGAAAATCCGATGCCGTTGCGGTTGATGCGAATAACATTTACAGCCGTCTGTATGTCATCCGTGTCCATGAATAACAGCTCCTGCGGCTCTCCGTCTGCGTTATACACAAACTTTACATAACCGCCGAGGCCGCCGGTGATGAGCGCTGTCTGCGCTTCCACGATACCCTCGATGACAGATTTTGACGGAATCGCCTGCCGGATCGCCAGCGCACTGCCGCTGATGTCATCCGATACGGCTTTCCCTAGGTTTGTCCGTGCGTCTCCGAGCTCTATGGTGTCATAACGCTCATTCAGGACATCATAGACCGTCTTGACTACTTTCGCCGTTGCGGATACTCCCAGTTTTTCAAAGACCACCGTCACGGTATCGCAGAGATTGACTCGTTCCAGATTTGCAATGTTGCGGTACTCCTCTGTCTGCCAGAGCGGAGCAAATGATACTTCGATGCTGACTTTTGGGACGCCCACAGCATTGTTCGCAATGTATCTGTTGCCGAAGTCCCTCAGCTGTGTCTCTGTGGGCGCTTCCTGGAATTCCGACGATGCATCAACGACCACCGTCCTGACATAAGGGAAATTATCCGCATTCTCACTGTGCAGGACTTTCTCCGGGAGCGTGACAAGTGTACCGGAATTACTATCCGACCAGAATGGATAAATACCCGTCACAGTGCTGTCAATGGCTTCATCCTGTTTGAGGTCGGTCAAGTTCCTGCCGTACCGGATCGTCACGCCTTTGTCGTGTCCTCTGTGCTGGTACAGCTTTACCGTGTACCCGTCCCACTCGTATTCGCCGCCGCCAAAAGCATCGAGGATACTTCCCCTCGTGCCTCCAAGCATCTCGCGGATGGATACAGGTTCTTTCACCTCGAAGGTGCCAGCGCTTGCCTTGTCTGTCCAGAAGGTAAACGGACATGTTTCGGCAGCATTGTTTTTGAGCCCCTGCAGTGCGCTTGCCACACTCGTACACCTGCCAAACGGAGTGACGGGGATGTGTGCGAGCTGATAGCTGATGTGTTCCGCATAGATGGTACACAGACCATCGAGGGGTTTTGTGATATCGTAGACGCGGAACGGCTGCGGATCCTTACCGTCAGCAGGGACGGCATAGATGATCGCAGAGTGCGTGATCTCGGAAAAGTGCTGGCCGTCAATGGGATAATCCATCTCCAGCTCGTACGGACCGTTTCTCTCTTCGGTGACTTTGCACCGCGGAGAGTCGGCAAGCACTCCCAAACCGTTATTGTTAAACTCCACAGCGTCCGGAGGAAAAAGAATAGGCTTCATAATGTAACCCACCTCGGAGTCAGCTTCCTGGCACTGAATCCGCTCACTGCAATGTTGGTGTTTCCAGGCGGCAGGGTGAACAGGTCATGATCAGAAAAGCTGACGTACTGGTTATAGTTGGTATGTGCTGTCTTTTCATAGGCGTCCCCCAGCTCGCAGTCAATGACAAGTGTACCGGGATTGTCCTCCACTGTAATGATCCTGCCGCCGATCGTGATAGTTCCGTCCCCGGTGAGGGTAAACACGGGATATGCGTCCTGTGTGCCGGGATTAAATACTGTCTGGGTCCCGGATGCCAGCGTGATCTCCCTCTCGCCTTCGAAGAGGTATTTTCTGGCGTCACAGTCAAATGTCAGCTGGACCACTGCCGCGTCTTTTCCGATCGCATATTCCGGCACTACTTCACCGCGGAATTCGCCTTTTTTGTAGTGGTCAGGATGCAGGGAGCACTCGATACGCTGATATCCCT